CCCACGCCCGACGGCGGGTCGAGAGAAGACAGCGGGCCGATGGTGTCCGCCGCCGTCACCGACGAACCGCGAGGGCGCTCCACCGTGACCTCGTTGACGATGTTCTGGTCGTCCTCCACGGGGCGGAACGGGTCATCGATCACCCCGTTGGCGTAGTCAAGCGTGAGCACAGGGTCCTGCGAGTACAGGTCGGTACGGGCTCGGTACTGGAGCCCGAGCGCGTCTGGGCGGTCCGTGAGGATGCCCAGGGCAGCAGCAGGCACCTCGCGGAACAGGTTCATGACCGTCTCGATGCGCTGGTAGCCCATCGTCTCGCCGTCGTCGCCGCCGATAGCCCGCACCGCAGGCAGGTTCTCGTCCGTGGTGAGCCGCACCAGCCGTTCCAGGCCCGTCTCACCCGACCATCCGATCATCGAGTTGCGGATCGTGTCCCAGATCGACTGGACGTCGTCGTTCAGGATGAACGGGTGCCCGAAGGTGGTGTTCTCCATGCCGTCCGTCGTGCCCAGGAGGATGCGGGCCATGCGGCCGTAGGTCTCTCCTGCGGCCGTGTTTGTGCCTGCGAGCACCGTGTCACCGTTCAGCGGGAAGGTCGCGACCTGCCAGTCCACGTCCGCGCCGTCCTGCTGGAGCCACAGCGAGACCGCGCACGGGTTGCCAATCAGGGGCAACGCCAGCGACGAGTTGACCACCATCACGCCGTCGTCGTCGAACGCCTCCAGGAGAAGATCGTCAGCAGCCGTCTGAGACAGGTCCCAGCGCTTGATCGTGCCCGTGGTGTAGAGGCGCGCGAAGGTCTTCGTCGTAGACCAGGTCGCGTCGGCGGGGATCGAGATGAGGAACACGAACCTCTGGTCGTCAGCAGCAGTGAAAGTCGGCGTGGCGCCACCGATGCTCGTCGACCCGATGGTCGGCAGGGCAGCGGAGGCGAAGAACGTGTCGCCGTCACCCGCGATAGTCACCTCCGTGGGGATGTGCGGGAGCAGGAACGAGGTGTCGTCGGGACGCCCGGCGAAGAACCGGGTAGCCCCCCTGGCCTCCTCCAGGGGCCAGTACGCGACGATGTCGTCCTTGATGGACAGGTCACGGAACAGGGACGACTTGAGCGGCTTCTTGCCCTGCTGGAGCCGCCTGGTGATCCCAGCGGCCTTGATCTTCACCCACCGGTCAGCGCCCGACAGGTCCCACTCCACGGGCCAGGTGTAGACCTCGCCCGTGAACCGGATGCTCGTGTCGACGAACGTCGTAGAGGCGTTCAGTGTCCACACGCGCCCGGCGGCGTCGGTGAACGTCCGCGTCTGCGGCGTCTGGGCGGTGAAGTCCGGGTTGGCCACCTCCGTGCCCGCGATGACCGACCGGAGGCTCAGGGCGTACATGGTGCCCTGGAAGACGCCCGTGATGATGCCCGTGCCGTCCGGGTCGTTGATGCGGCCAACCTCCACGGGAGCGGTACCCGAGTGGATAGACGTCAGGCCGGCGCCCGTGTCCGTCGCACCCAACTGCGTGTAGGTGCCGTCGATCGACGGCGCGGTGTAGAACAGCACGTCGTTGCCCGCCGCGCCGTTGTCCACGTCGAGGACCACGCGCACGGCCAGGCGGGTAGACGCCTCCGGGATCGCGTCGGACACCACGGTGATCGACGAGGCGAACGTGCCGTCCGGGGACCACCGGAAGGACAGCGTGCCCGCAGCGTTCAGCCAGAGCGCCCAGGAGCGCTGGTCGCTGGTCGTGACGTACTTCCGGGCCAGACCCATGCCGTCGTCCGGGCGCCACGAGGTCGGCTCGATGTCGATGCGCAGGTCGAAGTCACCGACGATGTCCAGCGCTGCAACGTCGGGCGTCGAGGCGTAGGAGCCGACGAACCCGGGGAGCGCCATGAACGTGTCCCCTGCGGCGTCCTCACGCACGCGTAGGGGCGTGTTGCGGCCGATCTTGCCGTACAGGTCGCTCCGGGGGTTACGAGGGCTGTACCGGCCCTGCACGCCCGCCGAGGCGCGGCTCTCGCCGTTGTTGAGCGTGAGCGTGCACGTGGACGGGTCCGTGTCCGTTGCCCAGTCGCGACGCCCGCGCTCCATGACGATCGGGGCCGAGTCACGCACGTCCGGGGTGATGTTCTGCCACTCGCCATCCACCAGAAGTTCGGTGATGTAGTCAACCATGCCCCGCCCCTTCTCTACGCTCCGAGTACCGCCTGAACGTTACCGCCCCGGTCAGCGATACCCCGCCGGAACAACCGCACCAGGTCCTCGTCACCCTCCAGTCGGATGATGACCTCCTGCTGCCCGCCCAGGCCGGGCAGTCCCTTGTTCAGCGGCACGACCGCCTCAGGACCCTGCTCACCGATGACAGCCAGCGTCGCGGAGTCCACGATGCCGCCGTCCGCGAGGAACGGGATGTACGGGATACCCGGGATGGACACACCGGGGACACGGTTCGCCCCGCCGATCAGCACGTTGATGCCGAAGATGGCCTGGTTGATCAGACCGATCGCACCGTTCAGTGCGCTACGCAGGCCGCCCGTGATGCCGTTCCAGATGCCCCCGAGGAAGGAGCCGATGCGCCCGACGGCGTCTCGGATGAAGTCGACGAACCCGTTCCACGTGTCCTTGCCGAACTTCACGATCCCGGAGAGCACACCGGAGATAGTGTCCTGGATGCCTCCCCAGATCTCGTGGTTCTTGCGCAGCAGCCACACGATCCCGTCCACGATGGCGTCCACGAAGCCGTCCCAGATGGCCTGCGCCTTCTCCTTGACCCACTCGACGGCGCGGACGATGGCATCGACGATGGCGTCCCAGATGGCCATGGCCTTTTCCTTGAGCCACTCCCACGCCTTGCCCAGCGCGGCCACGACCTCGTCCCAGTAGATGACCAGGAGGACGATGATCGCGATGAGGATCAGGACAGCGAGCACGATCAGCCCGACTGGGTTCAGGGCCAGCACGATGTTCAGCAGCCCCTGGAAGATCGTCCACATCTGGACGAGGCCGATGATGATGAGGATGAGCGGAGCGAACTGCTCCAGGGTCTTCAGGAACTCCTGGAACCCACTCGGAGGCTCTGCATCACGGTTCGCCTCGTTCAGGTCCGTCTGGGCGACGGCCGCATCCTGAGCAGCCTGCTCCTGGTCGTACTCCGCCTGAGCAGCGTCCTCCGTGGCCTGCTTGAGGTCGATCCCCGCCTGACGGGCCTCGATCGACTCCTCGCCGTACATGGCGATGGCGTCCGCCAGGTCCAGCGCGGCAATCTCCTGGTCGAGTTGCGCCTGCTCCAGGTCGATCCCCGCCTGCGAGGCGTCGCGCCCCGCCTGCTCCACGTCGAGGAGGGCCTGCTCCACGTCCTGCTGGGCGCGGGCCAACCTGTCCGCAGCGATCTCTCCGCGATTCGAGAAGTCCCGCACAGCGTTGATCGAGTCGCCTACGTCCATCAGGCCACCCGTGAGCATGATCGCGCCCGACTCCAGGCTGCCGAAGCCCTTGTCGAGACGGGTCATGCCGCCGTCGAGATCCTTGGTGTTGCCGTCCAACTTGGACGCGGACTTGCCGACGGCGTCAAGGCCGGAGGTGGCACCGACGACATCGGCGTCGACTTCAATGGTGATCGGGTCGAGCGATGCCATAACCTCAGTCCTTCCTGTCGTATTCCGACTGGATGCCCTTGAGAATCCCGAGAATCTGTCGCCCGGTCTTCCGCTTAGCCTTCCGGCTCCACTGGATGATGTGGTCCTTGAACTTCGGTCGCTTCCCCTTCTTCATATGCGGAGAAACGACATCCATCCCCAGGCGGGCTGCGATCAGGTCCAGCCTTTCCGGAGTAACAGGCCCGTACAGGTTCTGGTAGGCCACCATGCGGATCATCTCCGCATCAGTGAACCTCTCCAGAACCTCCCCGGGCGTCATGTGGAACGCGACGGCCAGATCGTACTGAATTTTCAGTTCTGGCCTGCGGAGAAATCCTCCTCCGCGTCCACCACCTGCTCCTTGTAGTTCTTGTCCAGACCGGACAGATCAGTCGCAAGGTCGTTCAGGCCCTCCATGACACCGGCGTGCTTCTTCGCCAGCCGGGGGGCGTCACCGTCCTTGAAGATCCGAGCACCGTCCTCCGGGTCGCGGAGGCACTGCACCAGGAGTTCGGCGCGGCGGTGCATCATCTCGACCTCGATGTCCACCTCCGAGCCCCGACGCTGCTTCATGCGCAGCGCCTGCGACTTGGCACGCCACGCTCCCACCTGCTCGTCGGTGAAGCCCATCACCCGGACAGTGACGCCCCACTCCTCGACGTACACGTCCTTGAACAGGAGGTCGTCCGCGTTGAGGATCGCGTCCTTGAGGCTGGTCATCGGAATGCCCTTCTTCGTGCGTGGAGTGCGTAACTGCGGAGTGCTTACTTCTGATCGATCACGTCGCGGTGAGCGTCGGCTTGCCGGAGACCTTGAAGGTAGCCTCACGCTCCATGCGGTCATCGATCGGGTACGAGTCGCTGAGCGCGGTGATCAGCCCGGAGAACTCCCAGGTGTGTTCGTCGGCCTCACCCGGCAGGACGATGATCTGGTAGTCCCGGAGGGCGTCCTCCTCGAAGTCGTCGTCCAGGGCCTGATGCGTGGCGTTGCCCGGGTCGTAGTTCAGCGTGAGGGTGATCTCCCCGCCGTCCTTGAGGCCCTTGACGAACTCCCGGTACTGGTCCGGGCTGTCGTGCGCGGTGACCTCGATGGCCTCCCGGGCACGGGACGGGCCGGAGAGGTCGGAGACGTTCGCCACGACGGCGAACACACCCCCACCCGTGGTGTCACGCAGGAACTGCGTACCGAATGCGTCGATGCCAGCCATGTTTCTCCTACTTCCCCAGCCGGAACACGGCGACCGTGATGTCGGC